GGTATTGGATAATTAAGAGTTCCAGCAGTTGTTGTAATTTTACTTTTCGTTTCAATCTCAAGATAATTAGCTAACTCGTTAATGCCATCATTAAACCACTTAACAGCATCAGACCATAGTACCGTATCGCTAATGAGTTTATTAAGCGCATCAAGAAGAGTCGTTCCGTCCGTTATGTTTAGTTCTTCACTTGCTATATCTGCTCCATACGTAGGCATAGTATCGCCTCCATTTTATTGCTCTTACTTTGGCTATCACTTTATTCTTAAGACACAATTGTGTACTCAAGGTCTGAATTAAATTTCACTAAACCGTCGTAAGTGGTGATATATGCATGTCCTACCGAATCGGTTGCAATAGCGTTATTCACCCTACTAGGCAGAATCCATATATCATTACCAGCAGAACTAATCTTGCGGCTACCAGAATGGCGATAAATAACGTACACATTATTATCTGTATCTACGGTTACGCCATAGGCCTGTCCTATATCGTATTTAGCCCACAACTCCACCCCTGATGAATTAAGCTTGCGTATAGAGCTATATCCTGAAGTAGATGCCATATCATACGAAACACATACATTGTCTTCCGAGTCTACGGTTATTCCGGTAGCACTACTGCCATCCGTCTTAGCCCACAACTCCACCCCTGATGAATCAAGCTTATTTACGCTTGTAACCCCAGAATAAGTATAATAAGAAACATATACGTTTCCGCTTGTGTCTACGGCTATATCCGTTGCTCGTTTCACATCATTTCTTGACCACACTTCGACCCCTGATGAATTTAGTTTGCGTACAGTTTTGGCGAGGGCTGTATTTATGTCATAGGCTACATATACATTACCGTCAGCATCAACCGCTATCCCGTTTGCATTTGAGTTATCTGTTTTAGCCCATATTTCGGACCCTGATGAACTGAGCTTGCGTACAGTTTTGGTTCCCAGGCTATTACGGTAAGCTACGTATACATTTTCATAAGCGTCGACTGCTACATCATAAGCAAAGGCCGCCTCGGTATTTGACCATATAATTACTCCATCAGAATCGTATTTTCTTACCCCTGTACTAGATGCCGTATATACATTGCCAGCATCATCTACTGTTACATTGATTGGATAACCTGCACTATACGCATCGACGGTCCATACTATTGGTGATATATGCTCTAGATTAGAGGCCTTAATAGTATCCCCTATCCCGTAGCCACTGCTTTCGATCTGGCTAGTGGATCCAACCGCTATTCCCATAAAAAATCCATCTTCCCAATCTTTACCAACCATAAATTACACCTCCGGCGGGTACGTTATACTTATTGTGCTTTCTCCCCTTGTTAGCGTTGAAAACCTATCGCGCGAATCCCTTGTTGCTGCCCACGACTCTTGCTCTCCATCCCTGAAAATATTTATTGATGTCGCTCCGATTACGATTTGAACATTAGTAGCCCTAGTAGTGGATATATTTCCAACTTCTTCGACGGTATGAGTTAGAAGAGTTTCAACAGCTACAATAGCGTCCTGAACGTCATTCATATCTTTTGCGATAATAGGGCTAACGTAGTCAATTTTAGTTGTAAATGTATCTATTGCAGCAGGATATTTAGTGGTCATCGTTTCACCGCCTCGAATGTAATGGGTCATTTGTCCAACTATATTTTGAATATCTTTCGATAAATGATCCATTGAGAAGGAGGGGAATAAGCCCCTCCTATTTTTGCTACTTATTAAGCTTTAGTTCTCTTCTTATGTCTGTAGCTAACCCAAGTTCCTTTGCTTTCCTACGGAGTGTGTCTCTATGCATATTTAATTTTATTGCCATATCAAACAAACTTTTGCTTCCCTCTTTTGCTAAGTTATACATTTCTACTGTCAATTCCTTATAGAGATAATTTCTATCACCGGATGCGTGATGCCTCATATGGCACGATCTACAAAGAGTTGTTAGGTTGTCCATAGAATTGTTTGGATTTTTATCATGTCCGCTACCGTCAATATGATGAATTATTAAGCCCTTTATTTTTCCACATTTAGTACATTTTTGTCCATCTCGGTCCAACACAGGATATTTATTTCCACCAAACCTTATTCGGTCGTGATATATGTCGTTCATCTCGTTTTTACGTTTAATGTTTTTTTTGGCATATCCTCTGGCGTATTCGAAGTTATACTTACCTGTTTCCTTATCTCTTTTGAATTTCTCTTTTCTTCTGCATGATGGAGAACAGTATGTTTGAAACTTATTCCTAACGTGAGGACTAAACTCCTTGCCACAGTGAACACATTTTTTAACAACTTTTACCCTTAACGAATTAATTCTTTCTGCCCGGTGGATACTCTCTGCCCTTGTTGCACATTTTTCTGAGCAATATTTACGGGAATTCCTGTCTATAATGGGATTTTCACAGATAACGCAATTCATAATTTACCTCCCTCCCTGTGATAACTATACCATAGGGAAAGAGGTAAAACAAGCATATCCTACGACAATTCTTTTTTAACCACTGCTCCCAACGAACATGCGCCAATTCTCAACTGCGGTACTATGCCTAAAGTATCCATTCCACACCCAACTACCGTTCTGGCGCATTTCCTTCTCTCGGATAAACTCAGGTTTAACACGGAAATAATGCACCAATCCATGGCGAGAACCCTGCAAGAACCATGCAGTAGTAGAAGACATGAAGTCGAGATCCACAATCTCAAGAGCCGGAAGGACGTTTTTGTCGTTATTAGGAGTTCCGGATTGCAGAGTAGATTGCAAGATAGTAGCAGCCAAGAATTGCTTGGATTGATGGATAATAAGCTTTTTAGGACGAGCGAGAATCTGCTTTCCGCTTTCATCCTTTTGCTGACGGAAGAGGGTTAATCCTGTTTTCAGGGTAGCGTCCGACAATGCACCAGAATGCAGGTTGTCTTGAACACCCCCTGCATCTCCACGATTAGGATGAGAGTCAGAACACAACGGAACTCCGTCGTACTGATTAACAGTAAAGGCATTATCAAGGACTCCAATGCATTCAGACTCAAGGGTTTCCCGTCCTGCATGTCCAGCATCACGGGTCATGCCTTCCACTTCTTTGTATTTGGAATCGTCAACTTGCTCACGACTCATTACCACAGTAACGGCAAACGGTTGATGCGTAGTCGTGATAATGTCTCCTAGTTTGAACTTTTGTTCAGTTGGGTTGGCGAGCTCATCCTTTTTAGACCACTTAGCGATTCCGGCGAAGTTCTGAGTTACCTCGGCATTCTGACTAGAAGTCTCAGCTTTAAGATATCTGGACCATTGCTCAGACTCTTCATCCCACGCCTCGAAAAAGGTTTTATCTATTTTCTTCAAGTAAAGGTTTTGAAATTGGCTTGTATTCATTGGCATTGTTAATCATTCCCTTCTTAATAAACTAAATTTGCATCGTCGAACACTACGTCCACCGTTAATGCAGTGTTATCGTAGTCAATAATGTGACACATACCCCCTGTTACATCGTCAGGGTCAACAGATACTTTGTCCTTCAGGTCGAACTTTGTGATAAACAAATCAGTGTCGGCGAAGGTCTTCTTTGTCCCTGCTGTAATGAACGGAATACGGATAACCGCACCCTTGAGCAGAGTGACCGGAATCTTATCTGCAGAAGTAGGACTTGCAGTCGTGGTAATTGCGGCTGCAGCAATGGCATATAGTGCTGTAGATGCCCCAACTGCAGCAATTCCTCGCTTAGTTGTTGCATCAATCGCCAGGATATCTCCGATCGCTATGGTTTGGCTTGCTCCGATCTTGAGAGTGGTTGTTTTGGAATCGTTAGTACCTGTTAATGCAGAATATAAATAACGTGCCATTTAGTATCATCCTTTCTTCTGTTTAAGTTGTTTTTGTTTCCGATAGTCGTCAATGTTGGCATAGTCCGAACCGAGCAGATCAAGTGCTTCCTGATGAGAAATGCCCATCTGCCTACGTTGTACCTCGATATCAGCAGGTAACGGAGGCAATGCCCCTGCATCCCCTGTCGAACTATCTGACTGAACAGTACGTTTTGGTTGAGCTTTCTTAACGATTGCCCTTTGCTCGGCCTCTCGTTTGAGTTGTTGCGCCCGGGCTTCTCCACCTATTGCCCAGTATGCTTCTTTAGCCGTAGAACCTGTTCGAGTCATAAAGGCTTGAATCTCTTTCTCCGAACCCTTGATTCCGGCATAAAGGGGATCGTCCTTCAGTTCATTGATTTGTACCTTGACTCGGAGTTCATTAAGTTCGGCCTGTTGCTTCTTCTGCCCGATATACCATGCAGACTCTTCGGGGTTTGCGTACCCTTGAGCCTCAGCTTCCTTCGCCCATGCCTGTTCCTGAAAAGCCTTTTCAATTGCGTCAGGGTCGCCACCAAGGGAGTCTATTATCTTTTGATGCTTGGCATACTTTGCAATTGATTCTGCTTCTACTTGATCACGAATCTTCTTTTGTTCGCGCTCAAGACGTTTCTGGAAGGCGTTTTTCTGTTCGGGAGGTAGTTCGGGAAGGTCGTCGGTATCGTCAGTGGCTTCTTCAGTTTCGGTAGACTCCGCAGACTCGGTTGTTTCTTCTGCTTCAGTAGTCTCGGTGGTTTCAGTTTCTTCCGTGGTTTCAGTGGTTTGCGCCTCGTCGTCAGGCACATCTACGACCGTTTCAGAGAATTTCTGTAAGTTCATGGATAAAAGTCTTTTCATTGTAATTCCTCCATAATTTGATGGCGGCATCCCATCGTTTCGCCCGTCTCGTCTTTCCGAGTGTAAATTTTAGACATATAAAAAGAGCTTTTTTATTAGCTCGTCAGTTGGACTTTATTTAACTATTCGCCAATCTTCGGCCAAGATATCGGTAATGCTCGGAACCCAAGTGTTGTATTTTCCCGTAACATTGAACAGTAGAAGACAATCGTTGTTTATCTGTATGCCCTCAGGAGTATAAAGCTTAGTCCTGGTAACGTGCATGTTTTTTCCATTCCAACCTTCACGCTCTACGCAAAATCCTTTTCCAGTTGCTTCGATAGCTAGCCCTAATGTCATCCCATTAGTCTTTCTATACGCTTCCTCAAATACAACTTTAGGTGACCAACTGACGTATCCATCAGGGTAAACAACCTTATAACCTTCGTTCCCTTGAGTTGAGGTAATAACCTTATTGTGGTTATGGTTTTCATTAAAGTCATGCAAGCCCATTGCCTCGGCCTCAACAATTTTTACACCGATATATTTTCCCATTAATAAATCATTCCTCTTCTTTCTTCATAAACATGCCCGGATTATCCTTGATCACCTGATAAAGATTTTCAGTAAACGCAGGATACATCTACCCTTTACCTATTGCCAATTCTACTTTTTCTTAGCCTTGCCCTTTGGCGCTGACTTAGCCATAGTCTTTTTAG